GGATCAGCAATATCTATAACTTGACCTGGCCTACAAATAACTCCTGAATCAATACTGGTGGCAAACGTAACGGTTTCAGTTTCTTGAGTCTCCGAATAGAGCATCCATTTCCCGACCCGATGTGCTTGACCCCTGCTGGTACAAGCAAAAGCTTCTACGTTCTTAACGATTTTCCCGTACTTGTTTTCTGCCACAGTATCTACGACTTCTTCATACGCATAATTTCTAAGGTTCATATCAAAGTATTTCACTACAACCGTTGTTGATCTTGTCTTTTGACTGCTGCCTTGATAAACAAAACCTTCTGGAGTTACGTTTGCAAGAGTAAACAAACAAGAACTAGAAGCAACTGGCTTATCTTGAGAAAGAGCCAAACTTCCTGCGCTCCAGTAACTCATTGCTCTGAAAACAGAAGTCATTGAGTTGATTAAATTAAAAGCTTCAGCTCTGCTTCTTATACAAACATTGCATGAAAATCTAGCTTCTTGTCCTGAACCTCCAAATCCATCTGAAACTAATTCATTTGCATATTTTGAAGCAGCATAAAAATCAAATTTACTAAGTTGACTTTCACTAATATGATCTCCAAGACCGTAACGACCAGATGTCAATAAATCGTAAAGTGCAAAAGCAGGACAACTATTCCAAGTAGCTTCTGAAAACGTACCATTCCAAGCAGTACCGTCATAAATCAAACGTCCAGTTGCACTGTCAACAGTACAATTATTAGGTATTTTTGTTTTAATTCCTCGGACAATATAAGATCTCTGAGGAATACTGCTGAATTGTTCTGCGTTAATACGAAGAGCAACTAACGCAGAATCAGGATAAGTATTATCGGTGTAAGTTATAACAACATAACTATCAAACCAAGTTGAATTTTGAAGCTTGGCATCTCCTGAATTATCAGTTTCTCTTAAAATCCTTATTTCTACTCCAGTATTAAAACTGCTAGGTAAAGTTATTAAATAAGATTTTTTATATTGATCACCTGTTCTTCCTGTTACTGTTTCTGATATTTTATCAACAAAGCCACCTCCATCTGTTTGCATCTGTATCTTGAAAGATACTGACGTTCCAACAATATCTCCATCATCTTCTATTTGTTGAAGAGCTGGAATCCTAACAAGAACTCTGACTGCATCATGCGAATCAGAAGTTGAAACTGTTCTTGTTACACCTATGTTTGGGTTGCCTGGAGTTCCATCTCCTGTTTTTGTTACCTCAGTATTAACAGAAACAGTATTAGAAGCTTCATCAAATCCATTGATTTTAGTTTGAGGATTATGACCTTCTCTTTTTTCTACAGTTACATTTTCAAAGTTATACGTTCCATCAGAGTTTTGTAATGGGGTGTTATCTAAATAAATAGATTTATCTCCATCTTTTAATCCTTCAATTGGCCCTTCAGATATTAAATCTAAAACTTTCGCATAACTTTTACTTTCTAAAGAGTCAGGAGCTGTTGTTGGAGTTTTATTACCTCCTCTATCTCCTTTACCTCCACCGCCACCAGAACCAATAATTTGAGTCATACTTCCACCTGGTTGACATCAACGGAACTTGATATGGTCGTAGACCCTGTTAGAACCTCTCCATAGCATACAGGGACTGGAGTGCCAGGTCTTGCAGAATTGACAACTCCACTAAAATAAAACGAATTTTGTACGTCTTCTTCAAATTCTGGTGTTTTAGGAGTTGGTGTTAATAAATCTGCAACTCCACTTAAGACAAGAGAAGCCCCTAGATAAACAGCAGCTTTAGCCCAAATACCAGTAAAAGCAAGACCTGTAACAGCAGGATTAGCTAAAGCCAAGGAGTTATAAGCCAAGCTTGCTCCACCAGTTGCAAAAGCTAAACCAATCAGAGCAGCTCCTAAAACAACTTTTCCCCATCCTCCTCCAGCTCCAGCTACGCAAGGAATGATTTTTATATCATCTGATCCTGCTGGATAATGCAATTCATCTACATGTAGATCCGTTCCAGCAACTTCGACTCTGTAATATTGATCGTGCATGTGCCTTTCTAATTCAGGCCAATTGACAACCAAAAACTGAACAGCTTCTGCTGCATTTGAAACATCTGCTTTTAAAACTCTTTTGCCTAAAAACTTTGCTAAAGGCCCATAAAGTTTGATTTTTCTAAGCATTGCGTAAAGTTATCCTCCTACCTATACATTTTATCAACCATTCATCAAGAAGATCACGACTGCTCAATCTTCCTTGTAAATGATGAAGTAATTCTTGTTCCCCTGCATAAACTCCTATGTGATTTAATCCCTTACCTCTAATACTCATTAACAAACAATCACCTTCTTCTAATGGCTCGTCTGGTTCCATTTCTCTAAATCCTGTGTCTTTCCAACAGTCGTCAAACATTGGATTAAGACGAAAGCTTTCTGGCTCATGTGGACGTTCCCAATCTCTCAAGTCAAACCCTCTTTCCTTTTGATAATCCCTAACTAAACTCCAGCAATCAGTAACGCCCCACACCCACGGTCTTCCTAATAATCCTGCTTTATATCCAGATGGTTCAAAATAATGCCATGATTCTGTCTTTGGATTAACAATATGCCAAGGTAATTTACTGGCTTCACAAGAAATAAGATCTGCCTGACTAGGTGTAGGAGGAGTTTGAGGATGAGAATGAACAACAGCTAAAACTTCGCCAGCATCTTCCGCATTTGCATAATCTGTTGGATCAAGAATAAATTGATCGTATCTGCTATCCGCTAAATTTTTACAAGGCCAATAATGTTCTTTCCCCTTTAATACAACTAATAAACCACAAGCTTCTGCTGGATCAGCTTCTTTAGCTGCTGCTAACGCATCGACTTTCCATCTATCCATTATGGAATGTTCCAATACCAGGAAAATCAGCAGGTAAACATTGTCTTTTAGGTAAACGAACACCTGCAAGATCTAATGCACTTGCTAATTCAAATTCACAAACATTCCTATTCTCTGCTGATTTCCTGTCTACAAAATAAATTTCCTGCGGTAGCTCATAAGAACTATCAGGAGTTCCATGTGGGTTTGCTTCATTTTCCATCCTTAACGTACTGCCATCTTCTCCAATTATCCCATCTTCAATTGTATTTTCAGAAGCTAGAAAGCCATCAGTACCAAAGTTAACCGTATCAATAAAACGCTCTAAAGTTCTTATCCTTATTACTTTTGCTCCTGTTAAATCATTTCCAGCCGTTGTCTCATTAACTTCATTCAAAATAG